CCAACTCAAGAAGATCTACAGTATATGGAAGATCTTGTTGATATGCACACTGAATCACATAGATTATGATAGATAAAATCAAAGAAGATCTGTTTTACAAGGGAGAGTTTAGCTTCAGCTACTCTTCCTTGAACAGGTTGTTATTCTCACCCAAACTCTTTTATAGAGATTATATCCTTAAAGAAAGGGAACTTAAGATGGAAAAGCATCTTATTGAAGGTAGGTTAATACACTTACTTCTTCTTGAGCCAGATCGGTTTGATGAAGAGTTTAGAGTAGTACCTACTAGAATTCCTTCAGACTCTCTTCGTAAAGTATTGCATGATATTAGTCAACACACTGATCTTACAGAGCTTAGTATTGTAGATGACAAAGTAATATTGCAATCACTTAAAAATGTTGGTCTATACCAATCGTTGAAAGATGAGTCTAAACGTATTGCTAAAGTACGTACTGCAGAATGTGAAGATTATTATGGTTTCAAAACAAACTCAACAGGTTTAGAAATTATTGACAATGACATGCTAACCAGAGCAACAGAAAGAGTTGATATAATAAAGTCTAACAAAGATGTTATGGCTTTACTAATGGAAGAAGGCACTGATTGGGATTTAGATCATATTCAAGTATATAATGAGAAAAAATTAAACTGTGACTTAAATGATTACAAGTTTGGTTTGAAAGGCATTATAGATAAGTATATAATTGATGATGAATCAAAGACAATAACTATTGTAGATCTTAAAACTACTGCAAAAGCATTAGAAAATTTTGCAGAAACTGTAGATTTTTATAATTATTGGCTACAAGCAGCTATATATTCACTACTTGTGGTTAAAAATGTTGATGAAAATCAAAAAAACTATACAATTATTTTTAAATTTGTTGTGATAGACAAGTATGATCAGGTCTACGTTTTTCCTGTATCAGAAGTAACATTAGTAAGATGGATGGCTTCCTTTAAAGAAGCACTAACTAATGCTAACTACCACTACAGTGAAAGAAAGTATGATCTACCATATGCGTTTGCAAACGGTGATATTACTTTATGAAACAAATTTATAAATCTTATTTTCAAAAAAGCAAAGTATTTTTATACCCTTTGTTGAATATACCAAAGGGTATAAACTTTGTACCTACACAAACTCATATAAGTTATTTAAATTCTGTTGTAAATTATCATAAGGAAACATATAAGTTTTTTTGTTTATATCATATACCTTGTGAAGTAGAAAACAAAGAAGAATTTGATGAGTGGAGATTATTTAAACAAGCTTTTATTGATTCACATGATTTATATGAAGAAGAGTTTTGGGTAGATAGTAGATTAAGATTGTATATGTTTGACTTTTCAAATTTTAAAAAAGACATTAACATGTTTATTAAAGGTAAGTATTCTAAGTTTTCTAAATATTCAAAAGATATTATTGTAGATTTCTTTGGAGATACAGGCAATATATCTAAGTATGTAAATAGTTATTTATATCCAAAAGATTATTATGAAATATATGCAGAGTTACTAAATGTTCCTATAGAATTATTAGAACAGACAGGTGAACTATGTGATATACCAGACATGGAAAAAGAAAACTTTGATAAAAAATGTTTGCAGTTTGAGCTGTTTAAATAATTTTTATATATTTGTCTTTTAAATATTAAAACTATGGCAGAAAAAATTGGAAAAAATATGATCTTAATTAATGCCCCATTTGGCATGACAAGATCTTTTAAGTTGATACCAGTTACATTAGATTGTCCTTATGTAGAAGCTATATTTTCTACTGAAGATAAGATATTAGTTGTTATCTCTAAAGCTATGAAGCAATCATATCACATGTTACCTAAATTAGATGACAATGGTGATGCTATACCTGTTAAAGGTAAACCAAGACCAAATAATAAATCAATAAAAGAAGAAAGAAGATTAGTTGATACCTTTTCTGAATTCTACTTAATGACCCCCGAAGAAATATCTGGTTTTATACATTCTTTTGCTATAAACTCAAAAGAGTTTGACTTTGAAAAGTTTATGAAAGAAGAGGAAGATCCTAACAGCAAAATATTTGTTCCGGAAAAGCCTGATCTTGTTAAAGAAATGCCAAAAGAATAGGTTGGCTGTACCTTAAACAGCCTCTTTTTTGTTTTTCATGATGTCATGGTCATGAATTTTTGGGGAGCCGGTTTGTGTGACGGCTCCCTTTTTTTTACACAAAATCTTACAATATGGAAATAAAAGAAATACAAGAAAAATTTATTGAAAAAATAAACCCTTCTGGTTGGGGTGATGAGTTATGGAATTTAATTCATTCTCCTCAGTTTGCAGGGCCTATAGAAGCTTTGATGGAAGAATCAAAAGCTGGTAAAAAGTTTACACCAAAATTTAAAAATCTACTTAAAGCTTATGAACTTTCTACTTATGAAAATACAAAAGTTGTAATTGTAGGACAGGATCCATATCCACAACAAGATGTTGCTGATGGTATAGCATTTAGTTGTTCTAAGACTAATAAAGAACAACCATCATTAAGATATATCTTTGATGAATTACAAACACAGTATCCAGATGCAAGCAGAGATTGTGATCTAAGTAGATGGGCAAAGCAAGGCGTGCTTATGTTAAATACAGCATTAACTTGTGAAGTAGATAACATTGGCGCACATGTAAAAATATGGAAAGGTTGGAGTCAATGTATATTTGCACATATTTTAACTGATTATCCAAAGGTACTTGAGTTTGTATTTATGGGTGCTAAAGCAAAACCTTTTGCAAAATGTATTTCTAATGATCACAATAAACATTTTGTTGCACATCCTGCAGCTGCTGCATACCGTGGTGGTAAATGGGATTCAGACAATCTATTTAAGAAAATAAATGAAAACTTAATTAATAATGGTGAAGAACCAATAAATTGGTAAATATGAATCACTGGGTAATGGATTATGAAACTCTAGTGAATTGTTTTGTTGGTGTATTTAAACACTACAAGACTGAAGAAACTAAAGTCTTTGCTATATGCAAACAGCGTAATGACTTTAGTAAGTTCCTAGAGTTTCTTAAAGAAAATACGGAAAATAAAGAGTGGCATATATCCTACAATGGATTAGCATTTGATGCACAGATCACTCATTATATTATAAAACATTACAAGGAATGGGATTTGATGGAAGCAGAAGACATTGCCGGTGAGATACATAGTTATGCACAAAAATGTATTGATAAAGCTCATGATAATGAATTCCAAGAATTTCCTGAATGGCATATGTGTATTAAACAAATAGATATATTTAAGTTAAATCATTGGGATAATGCAGCTAAAAGATCTAGTCTAAAGTGGATAGAATATACAATGGACTGGGGTAATATTTTAGATATGCCTATTGATCACAATACAGAGATAGAGACACAAGATCAGCTAGATCTAGTTATTGAGTACTGTATTAATGATGTGGAAGCAACTAAAGAAGTCTTTAATAGATGTAAACCTTTGATTGCATTAAGAAAGAACTTAACAGAGAAATACAATATTAATCTGTTTAGTGCATCTGAACCAAGGATAAGTAAAGAAATCTTTGCTTACTATCTTAGTAAAGAACTAGATATGCCACGGTATGAAGTTAAAAAACTGAGAACGTTTAGAAGTATCATTAATGTTAAAGATCTTATACTAGACTATATAAAGTTTGATACCACAGAATTTAACAATTTGTTAGATAAGTTTAGAACTGTACAAATAAATCCTAATTACACTAAGGGTGGTTTTAAACATTCTGTAATATACAAAGGTGTTAAAACTGATTTCGGTTTAGGTGGTGCTCATGGTGCTACTGCACCTGGAGTTTATGAGTCTGATACTGAGAGGGTTATAATGTCTTCTGATGTTACTAGTTTCTATCCTAACTTAGCTATTGTTAATAAGTATGCACCAGCTCATATACCTAAAGAAAAGTTTTGTGAATTATATCAATGGTTCTTTGATGAAAGAAAGAAGATACCAAAGAGTGATCCAATGAACTATGTATATAAAATTATTTTGAACTCAACTTATGGTTTGAGTAATGATAAGAATTCTTTTCTATATGATCCGCAATTCACTATGTTTATTACTGTTAATGGTCAACTTACATTAATGATGTTGTATGAGATGATTATGACTAAGATACCAGGTGCTCAAGCACTAATGCAAAATACAGATGGTGTAGAAACTATAATACCACGTGAGCATGTAGATGCTTATATGGAAGTTTGCAAAGAATGGGAACAGATTACCGGTCTTAATCTTGAACATGATCAGTACAGTAAACTAGTATTAGCTGATGTAAATAACTACATAGCAGTGGATACTAATGGTAAAGCTAAATGTAAAGGTAGATTTGAATTTGAAGGGTTAGCTCTTCATAAAAACAAATCTAAACTGATCATTCCAAAAGCATTGTATGCCTACTTTGTTGATGGAACTTTACCGGAATATACAATAAAACATAATAGAAATATTCTTGATTATTGTATAGGTGCTAAATCAAAGGGATCTTGGAGGCAACATGCTGTATATGTAAAAGACGGTGTTGCAAAACAAGATGAGTTACAAAAAATAAATAGATATTACATTTCAAACAAAGGTTGTAAGATAGTAAAGATAAATAAGAGTGATAAAAGAGAAATTCAATTAGAGTCTGGGCAATGGGTTCAAACTGTAATGAATAAAATAGAAAATAAAAAGTGGTCAGACTATGATATTAATGAGAAATACTATTTAAATGCAATTGAGAAAGAAATTAATAACATAATTGGTGTAAAAAGTGACCAATTGTTATTGTTTGAATAAGTTTTATTATTATATTTGTAATGTTATAATTCATGAAGTCCAAGGGAGCCAAGGTTTCATTCGTGCACGGCTCCCCTCTGGCACTAAAACTAATTAAATATGGGATACACAAGACCAACAACTACTACAAGAGATATGTTAGTGGCCGCCCCACTACCTAATCATGGAAAAACTTATACAGTTATTCCTCATAAAAATGTTATAGAGACAACTAAGACTCTATTAGACATAAGCGGATTTAGAATCACAAAAGAACTTTATAGAGCTAATATGAATGCAAAAGTAGCGCAGGGTATATATCACCTTGCATCTACTAAAGATGGAGAAATGGGCATGATGTTTGCCTGGACTAATTCTTATGATAAAAGTACACGGTTTCAGTGTGCTGTAGGAGCTTTTGTAAATGTATGTAGCAATGGTATGCTATGTGGAGACATGGCAAACTATGCTAGAAAACATACAGGTAAAGCAGATCATGACATTCATACTCAAATAAGTTCACAAATTAAGTCAGCCAACAAATACTTTGATAAGTTAATTGATGATAAGAATAAGATGAGACAAATATTTCTACCTAAAAAGAGTCAGGCAGAACTAGTTGGAAGATTATTCTTAGATGAAGAGATTATTGATGCATCACAAGTTTCTGTTATAAAAGCAGAGATGAAAGATCCATCATATCATTATTCAGCTGATCTTAATAATGCATGGACATTTTATAATCATGTTACACATTCTTTTAAAAAGTCACATCCACGTACATGGATGAGTGATCAGGTTAAGTTTCATGAGTTTATGACTGCGGAGTTATTGAGTCAGAAAGCTATAAAGATATCAGATAACTGGCCTGTAGATTTTGCTGCGGACATGGAAGCTCAAGAGTATGATACTTTTGAAGAGTTCAAAATATGATAGAGATAGTAAATAGAAAAAGTCTGAAGATTAGACCATCAGGTAGATCTTCAGACTTTATATCTCCTAGCTTTGGTTGGGGGTGTCTATATGATTGTTCCTATTGCTATATGAAAAGGCACAAACCAAAAGGTTTGTCAGTAGCTAAAAATACACATCAAATATTAACTGAAATTAATACACATGCTGTATTTGCTACGCAAGATGTAATAAAACCAAATCAAACTCATAATAAATATATTACGTATGATATAAGTTGTAATGAAGATTTTGCTTTACATGCTAAGTATCATGACTGGAAAGAAATATTTAACTTCTTTAAAGCACATGATGATATACTAGGTACATTTGCAACCAAGCATGTAAATAAAACTTTATTAGAATTTAATCCAAAAGAAAAAATTAGAATAAGGTTTAGTATGATGCCTGAAAAGAAACGGGCACTACATGAACCCAACACATCAACAATAGAAGAAAGAATAAATGCAATAGATAAATTTAAAGAAGCTGGTTATGATGTACATCTTAACTTTAGTCCTATTATAGTATATAAAGGTTGGTTAGATGATTATGAGCAGCTATTTAAAACAATAGATAAAAAAGTAAAAAATAAAGAAGGTGTATTTGCTGAGTGTATATTTTTAACACACAATAAGAAAATGCACTATGATAATATAGTTAAAGGTAAAGAAGAACAAGAGTATGATCTTTGGGATCCTAAACTACAAGAAAATAAAACCTCTGAATATGGAGGTGCAAACGTAAGATATAAGAGTAGAATCAAGAAACATTTTATAGATAAATTTATAGAAGAACATGATAAAGTAATTCCATGGAATAAAATTAGATATATATTTTAAATTATGAGAAAAATTGTAAATTTTTTATTAACTTGCATCAAAGTACTGAGTGGAGTAACGTTACTCATACTCGTTATAATCTTCTGGGCAACAGCCCTAGCCCTTTCATCACTCATTGATATTATTACTTGGGTAGAAAAGGCACTTACTAGACTAATGAAAAAATGTTTAGATGATGAAAATTTAAATTAAATTAATTATTATGAAAAAAACCTTTATCAGGCTTGAGAATGAGCCAAATGTTCCTGAACTTTCAGAGAAAGAAATGTTAGAAAAAAGTATTGATGTTAATAGTATTGATACAAACGTACCTAACTTTGATAACTTGGAATTAGATGACAATTAAGCAATTTAAAAAACTGCTTGAAAATACCTTTGAAAAGAGTAGAAAAACCTATGATCACAAAATGAATGAATATGCTACTGACCTAGATGTATTTAAGTCATTTAAGGAGGGAGTGGGTTTTTCTTTTCAAAGCACACCAGAAGGTGTGGCCTGGGAGTATGCTTGTAAACACTTTGAGTCAATCAGAACTATTATAAGTAAATGTCCGGGTGAAGTCCCCACAGATGAACTTTTAGATGAAAAAATAGGTGATGCCATAAACTATCTTATAATTATAAAAGGACTAATTAAAGAACGTGGTGACTAGTAATACCTCCATATGTAAAAAGGGACTGTAATGGTCCCTTTTTTTTTAACATAAACTTAACATTACTGTAACATGTAGTTCACATCTGTTTCGTATATTATTTATATGAAGATAGATGTTACTAAAATATGTTACGTATTAATAATGATAACGGTATTTAGCCTTGCCCTCTTGACTTCTTAATATAATTCTTAGATCCTTTATTAAAAGATGTCTTGCTTTTTGCATGCCTGCCATGTGACTTCTTAATAGTAGGGTTAAAATAAAATTGTTTCTGTCTAGCCATTATAATACTCTTCTCTTACCTTGTTTACCCTGCATTAGCATTTTACCCGGTGCACTTGATCCACCCTTACCCATTCTTACAGGATTATTCTGTAAATAATTTAAGGCTTGAGAATCACCAGCATTAGCTCTTCTTTGGGTTTCCATTCTATTCTTCATCTTATCATATAGATCATGTTCTTCATCAGAGCACACTATATTAGGATCCATACAGTTTCTTACTTTTATTTGTGTACCTTTGTCAAAAGTTCCACCTTCCTGCATAGTCTCTTTCAAACTCCTTGGAGTATCAGATCTATACTTTTTCATTGCATGTTTTCTTCTCAAATACATATTAATACATTTTACGTTTCATTCCTCCTCCCATATACTTCTTCATTCCTCCCATTTTCATTTTCTTAGCTTTTAACAAAGGGTTATTCATCGTACCACCTTTCATCATTACATCCATTCCTTCTTTCTTTGCCATACCACCCATTGCATACATACCTGGTACACCTGGCATCTTTTTCATACCACCCATACCACCTTCTTGTTTGTAACCCATTTTGTTACGTACAGCTGTAGGTAGTTTAGACAATCCTTTTCCTTTGTTTCCTGATGGTACATCCTTAAGATTTCCACCAGCTTTCATCATTCTTTTTTTAGGCATACCACCGTGCATCATTTTTTTCTTCATTGATCCACCGTACATGTAACCTGTGTCACCTAGTTTTTCTTTTGACATTACTTTTTTTCTGGAGCCACCCATTTTATATTTCATTCCGGCTTTTTTCATATTTGCAGGCATAACTTATTTCTTTTTATTAAATTTTTCTACTGATCTTCCTCCAAAATAGGCACCTATTACAGTGATCAGTACTAACTGTAATAAGTCCGTCCATTTTTCTTCTACTTCAAATTTAATTGTACCAGCATCAATAAAGATTAATATCATAGTACAAACAATTAAAAATATAAGAACCATTGGTCTTACGTTTTTACTTAACCAACTGTCAGAGTTCATATCTGCTGTCCAGCGGTCAGTTATATTTTTTTCCATTTGAACCTCATGGTTCATTATTAGTTCTTTAAGCTTTCTTTTTGCATCAAGCTTTTCTTCATCTGTAGTAACTAAATTATCTATTACACCACCTACCGATTCAACTAGTTTGCTAGCTCCTCCAGAGAATAATTTATTAAATACTCCCATAGTTTTGTTTTTAATTTATAAAATTCCATTGGGCCCCACTGCCCCTCCATATTTTTTCATCAGAAAAGGATTTCTTACAGGTTTACTCATCTTTTTATCTTTAAACACTTTTCTTTTGCCAGAAGCTCTACCTGTATCCTGATCAAAATTAAATTCTTTTCTTTTCTGTTTAGATGGTTTATAAAGATCAGGTCTTCTAGTGACATCTTTAACCTTTACACTTTTTTTATCAAAACCTAACTTTTTACCTTTCTCCTTTTCCTTTTTCTTTATATTAGTACCATCTTTATTTTCAACATAAACTCTTTTCTTTACTCTAGGTCTTTTTGTACCATAAGATGTTTCTGCATCTTTTTTAAATTTACTTTTAGTAGTTGTCCTAGTTCTTCCAGTAATAGGATTAGTCCAAGTTGTTTTCCTTTGATGTGGCCTTGGCTTTGTTCTACTAAATATTTTTTTTCTCTCAGCCATTACAAAATACCATTGGGTCCAACAGCCCCTCCTCTTCGCATATCTACATTCTGATCTCTGTATGGATCTCTTTCCATACCTTGTCCCATACTACCATCAGGATTAGTTCTTTGGTATCCTTGCACGTTTCCTATTCTATCATTTGGTTGTACAGGTGGTAACCATGATCTTCCTGGTTGAAACTCTTGATCAGTAACATTTTGAAAATTTCTTCTTTTAGCTTTATAACGTCTCATACCTGGACCTTTAGCTTTTCTTTTAGTAAGCTGGCCATCTCTATTAAAGAATTGTTTCTGCTTATAACCTGCAGCATCTCTGTTCTTTATTTTTCTAACATTACCAAATCTATCTCTAACAATAACTGTTTTGCTACCATCTGGATTCTTTTGTTTTTCTCTTTTTCTAAATATTCTTGAAAATATTGACATAATTATAGTATTTTATTTGGACCAACTGATTTAGATACAGGCTTGTGATATTCTCCACCACACATTAAAACAGAACCTCCACATTTCTTTTTATTTGGGTTATACATTTTTTCATGTTGTTTCATACGCTCTCTACCTATAAGTACACCAGCATTTTTATTTTTATTTAAATTTTTAAACTGCCCAGGTGTTAAATTTTTTAATGTTTTTGCACCTACGTTAAATAAACTATCAAGTGTACTTCTATTTTTATCTTGAGCTACATTACCACCTTTTTGTTTCTTATTCATTTTTTTAAATGTTTTTGCTAGGTTATACCTTTTAGTTCCAGGCCTACAAGTTGGACCACCAAACTTACTGCCAGTACAAACACCTTCTGTGCCTCTACGTTTTATACTATCAGTAACTTTTTTAATCCAATTCTTTTTAGCCATCTTTATTACTAAAGAACCTATCAAAGGCACCTTCCTTAACTGTCTTTACAAAAAGTTCAAATTGATCTTTTGTAAATTCAGTGTAGCCTTCATCTTCTCCTCCTACAATTACCTTATCAGATTCAGTTGAGATGTCAATTGCTGGACAACTCTTACAGCTAGCACAAAAAGTCATTTGTGACCTATGTGCAGTTACTTTTACATTTTTTAATCCTTCTAATTCCATTGGTTTAAGCTTTTTTAAGGGTTATAAATTCAACAACGCATTCTGCAGTATTTGCTTGTACTTGTATTCCTTGATTAGTATCAACAGGTAAGAAAGCAAATTCTCCTGCATTTATTCTACCTATAAGACCACCAGCGTCATTTTGTACAGTTATAAAGTTTGTAGTGTCTGTGTTTTTTAAATAAACATAAACAGTACCATCAGTTCCAGAATCAGCAAATATTACACTAGCTGATCCTGTAGCTACAGTTATAGTGTTTGTTGTCACTTCTGTATCATCGTAAGTGAAAGCACCAGTTATTGTCTCATCAAGGGTTAATAAACCATTGATAGGCTGAGTTGATGATAACTTTAATGTAACGTCTAGTAATCTTGATGCCATTATTTTTT